TACCTGGGGCCGGGTAATGGAACATCAGGCCGATCTGCTCCTTGCCCTTGAACTTACAGGGGCGAGGGTGACGCCTGCATACGAACTGCGCGAGGGCTCTGCCGGCGGCCCCGCCATGAACCAAGTCGAGAAGATTGCTGTCACAAAGGACTTTGCCCGGAAGAAGATTGCTGGCGGCCAGCAGTATCGGGCGAACCTGGAGGAGATAGTTCGAATTGCGGCCGGCGGAGATCCGGATAAAGAAACATTTGTTTACAGGTATTGGCTGACCTCAGAAACCACGGTGAGACAGAGAAGCGCGCTGGTTGTGGCGGCTTTACCGTTCCTGGCTCACAGGTCATGGAAAACCGGGAAAATAGGGAAGCCGAACAGCACGTTTTATGCTTGGCGAGCGGAAATGTACGAAAAGATTGGAGAGCTGCTGGGGTATTTTGGAGAGTAATCAGACTTGCCCCTGGCGCCGGGGCAGGAAACATAATCTTGGAAGAAAGGTGGTGGATCCTCCGAGGCCAATATACATGGTGATACAATATGCTACACAGGGACTGGGGAAAGCCGGGTTACGTGCCCGGCTTCTCTTCTGTACTATTCTACGAATTCTAGTTTTCGCCTAGCAGATGGATTCCAGATTTCTGCCCCATCGTAGAGCCAAATTACAACCGGCTCCACTGTTTTCCCTTGGTAATAAATGGCTTTTGTAATATTGTTAGATGTCTTTTGTAGCGTTCTGGGTTTTAATCCTGTCGCTGCCGAAAATATATAATTCATTTCCTCTATAAGGGAATAATTGCCGTATATTTGCAATTTCTTTTGAGGATAACGCTGCCCCTTTTTACTGAGTGCATAACCCATGTATACTGAACTATGGAGCTCCACCCATGCCCTACAAAAACCCTTATCGTTTATGTTGCTGGAAGGATATCGTCTCTCTTGAGCTTGCCTTGGTGACCAATCACAAGCCTTCAGCAGTTCCTTGAGAGAGTCAACCGTTTCGGCCCGAATGATTTTCAAACGGTACTGAGGAACTGTCCTACCTGAGATTTTTTGGATTGCCGAAGTAATTCCTAAGCACTCGCGGACCGTATTAATGTACCAGCGGTCCCGATGCCGCACCAAATATCCTTCTGCTCCTTCTCCCATCGTACCCCACAAGAGGCCTAATATATAAGCCCCTGTGTCGGTTGTAACATTTATCATTTTTTTACAGACTCGGTGAAAACATTGGGGAGCGCAGCGAAATGCTTTTGCATAACCGCTTTAAGTTGGCCCGTCGCAATACATAGCTCGTCATAGTCGTTCCGCTGTATGGCCCGCTCCAATCGGGCAAAAACTTGCATTGTTTCGGACTCCCATGCTGCCGCCCATTCGATTTTTATTTCCGATGCAACTTCTGGCGATTTGGCTTTTGCCAACCGCTGTGATATAGATTTACGCCCCATAACTAACACCTCCAAGTTGTTACTGTACCTTTTTTAATATTATTGTCCCATTGCGGTTAAGGTCAGCGTCTACTATCGCCGGGCTGTTGTACTGCTTGGTTAGCGGGCAGTAACTGCCCCTAGCATTGTAAATGCACTTTTCGCCATACTGAGATCTCCCGACCTCGTAGCCATCTGGCAGCACATACATTTTCCCGCCATCGTCGTACCCCTCGTATGAGCAAGTGTTATCGCCCCACGGGTACAGGGAGTAACCCTCTCCTTGCTCGTCCATCATAACTGATCTTGCGAGGGATCGCTTACCCCGTGTAAGTGGTTAGGTTACTAAGGGATTAGGCTGGCGCGCCAACGCTGGCCTTTTCCGTGTTAAATGCTTCACTTTTTAAATATTCGGCAATAAGTTTATACTGGGGCTTGTTAATAATCATTGTTTGGTTATCTGTTTGTATTTCAAGAATACAAAAATTAAAATAATTTTGCATACTGGCCCATGATAAACTCTTTTTGTACTTACCGAGGTTGTATTGTTCTATTCTTCTTAATCTAGCTTCAAACGCTTTATACCTTACATATTCCAAATTGTTTTCCCGATGATGAATATTAGATATTCCTGGTATAGCGTTTTGGATTTCCTGAAATGGGTTAATTATCATTTCGCTTTGCCTCCCTAATTTCCCGATAATCCGCAAACAACGGCAAGCCTTTCTCCTGAGCGTACTGAGTACATGCCGCGTCAGCTTCGTCCTCTGAGTCATGCTCGCTGATGATATTGTCACCGCAATAACTATCATCATTGATTCCGACGTAGTTTTTGCCGTCTGCCTGGGTCTCAATCACTACGTACCATTTCTCGCGGCCCCGGTTGGCAAAGTCAATAATTTCCTGAATTTCATCATCATCCATAAAATCTAATTCTGGATGGTCTTGCCGAATAATACTGACGGTCAATTCTTCTTGTGTGTATTCCTCTCTGGTTCCTTCCACAATAGCGGCGTATTCTGCTATTGCTTCTCTGAGATTTCCCATATTTATCCCTCCTGAGATTTGATAATAAGCCGGAATTTATCAACCGCCCCGGCATGCTGAGACGAAACACAGCGGCGGCTTGTGCTATTTGCTAACTCCTGAGCTAACAGGAGATTAGCGGGCGCACTAAAGGGACTGTCTGCCCTTATCCCTGCCTGCCGCCTGAGCCGACAAGCAGGGGAAGAGCGGGCTAAAAACTAGGGGATTGAGGGCAACTATTTCTTTTTTATTTCAAAAACGTGCCTTTCCGGTAAATCTTCCGGTGTTGCAAAAATCCATATCTCCGTCGTTTGGGGCGTAGGATTCGCAGGCTTATGCGCTAAGTCCATCCCGGTAGCCGTGACATACAGGACAACGCCGCCAGTGCCGCCTAAAATACCTTTTTTGTATTCCGCGGTTACTTCTTCGAGTTTGTAACCTGCTACATTGCCGATTCTGTGAGCCTTTGCGATACGGTCAAAATTTTTCTCAATCGCATCAATAAGATTTTCTCCGCTGATTCCCATGGGGTTATAACCCCCGCCTATGTGTACCCGATAACTTTTTCCCATTGTAATTCCTCCTTTAAGTCTTTTGGCTTATAGCCTTGAGCGGAAGGCCCCGTTTACTGAGGCCTGGCCGGGATTCTCGGCCCTCTCCCTAGCGGCTTAGTCCCACTTATGCTCATCACAATGTGCCTGCCATTCGGCCTCCATCTGAGCTAGTGCCTCTGAGCAATTTGCACCATCTGCTATAGCTTGCTTAGCTTTGCGACCGGCCTCTGACTTGACATAATGGCTGGTATACTCATAAGCCTCAGCCGTAAGGTAAGCGGCGGCTGCCGGATACTGAGCGGCAAGAGCGGTAGTGTCTTCGGTCGGTTGTTGAGGCATCTTTACCGCGCCCCGCTCAATCGCTGCCCGCTGGGCCTCGTAATACATATCCCATTTAGCGCGCGCATCCCGGAGAATCTCTAGTCCTGGCACGTTGGCGGCCAATCTGGCGGTGGCTTCCTCATGGGCCTTAATCTCAGCCTCTTTGCGAGCCTTAAGCTCGGCGACAATCTCAGGCTTTGCGGCTTTAAGCGCCTCTAACTCGGGCTTACTGAGTTTTTTGCCAACAGCAGCGGCCATCTGGATTTTATCACCGTCCGGGTGTAACTCTAATTTATACTTGCTAATCATGTCATTGACTGTCATTTTCTCGTCTCCCTTCTCGCCCCGGCCCCCTTCGTGGCCTGTCGGCTATGAAACTCGTAGACCCCTGGCGAAAACAAGACACCGATCTTGCACGTTGCACCGATCGGTGTCTTATAGCTGTTTTTTAGGGGTTACGGCTCCCCTATGCTTTTATATTCGGCTAGTAGAGGCTTCCTTCTGCCTCTACTTTGTCAGAGGCTTTTTTCAGCCTCCGATGCTCCCGGCTAGTTAGGGCGCGTATACCCTGATAGCCGGTACCACATGCATCAAAATCGCATGTGGCCCCCGTCCATACCCGGTAAATACCCGGGTATTCAGGGATTGGAGAGTAACGGGTATAGAACCCGTATTCTCCGCCGTTGTGGCATTTTTCGCCTGCCACAACATCGGTAAACACTACATCTTCATTAGAGATGTGGAGTTTTTTACCCTCCGCATACTGGAGGGCTTTTTGGAGGTCCTGGTTGTCCTGCCATGCTTCCATGGCGTCCAAGACATCCTCTACCGGGAAGGTGGTTTCATCCTCCCACCTTCCTGCCCATTCCCCGTTAGGGGTTGGACGGTACACGAAAAGCATTGGGCCACAAGCATCCCGATGCTCCCAACCACTTGTAACGGCCAGGATGTCATCGCCCTCAACCTGGGCGACATACCCCGGTTGCAAAGTAAACCCCTGCAACTCGATATTTCCTGGACCTTCCCAAACTTTTAACATAATTTCTCCTTTCCCCCGGCCTGCGATTGTCAGGTCTTACGGAGTGGAGCCTTCTGCGCTCCCCGGAATCCCCCGTCCTGAGACTCCGGGCAGGGCAGATGCCTGCCTCTAGTTTTGATCGCGTATCTCTTGGGCAAGGGCTGCCGGTTGGTATCCCCATCCCCGATATTTAACGTTGACAATGCCACCGGGCTTAATCTCGACGATTGGCGGCCCGTAATAATTAGGCGTGTCAACAATCTCTAACCTTACGGGCAATGAATAGGAATCGGGGTTTCGCGGGTTTTGCTTAAGTTTTACCTCCATGATACTGCCTCCTTTTGGCGATGGGCCGCCACCCAAATTCCTTTGCCGCCCTCAGTACGGGGCGGCAGGCAAGCTAAAAACCAAGGTTTAATTTTACAGGAGTCCCGCCGCGCGCGCAGCCTCGCATATGGCCTGGTCTACATCATCCAATAGGCCATCGTTCTCCTGCTTGTTACGGAAATTAAGACATTCGGACATTTCATCCAAGGTTTCAAACCGCTCCTCAAATCGGCCCTCAATTTCGAGAATAAAATCCGGATTCCTAGGGGTCCCGGTATATCTTGCGGATACCCCCTCCAGGTCCAGCCTGTTTATCAGGCCCACTAAATCTTTAATTTTCTTTTCCATATTCCCTTCCTTTCCGCCCCGCTCCCTGAGAGCTGCCGGGCTAGTCTTTCTTTTCGGCCCTCTCAAAATATTCTTCCAAGGCTGTGGCAACTATCTCAGTTTTCGTCTTTCCGGTGTCCTTAGCGAGCGCCTCTAACTTCTCGTTTAGGGCAACGGGTAATCTGAAATTTAGCTGTACCATTACTTGTGCCATATACCTAATCCTCCTTGCTCGTGTTGGGTAATATTATACGCTTGCTTGCTTTATATTACAAGGAGTTGTTGCCCCTCGCGCCGGTATTGGCCCCGGCTGGCCGAGTCTATTACATCTTTACCGCCAGTAATTCTGTGCCCTTCCCATAACTGTTTGCGATCAGGCCGAGAGTCATTCCTTCTCCCACCTTTACCCATTCTATTGAGCCGTCAATGCGTTTGATTAATAATTCGATCATCGTATTCGCCTCCCTAACTACCCAGTGTAAATTGCAATCTGTTGCCTCTTTTGCCTGCCTATTTAATTCCTCCAGTTGGCTTAAATCCTCAATTTCTCTTTCTTCCAGAACATTGCAACCTTCTACCAAAATAGCTTTCATCTTGCCCTCTCCTTTCCTTCGCGCCGGTATTGGCTCCGGCTGGCCTATTATCAGGCGGGATTAGTCATCCTCTATTCGCTCAATTGCCCACCAAGCATTGCTCTCTCTGAGCATATTCCCTTTTTTCATTTCAATGAGATTATTCATGATAGCGTCCATGTTCCAATCTATAGGTGCATTGCTAAGTAATCCGGTTGTGAGGGCCTCAATGCAACCAAGTGCCTCATGTGCCGTGGTGCAATCGCAGGTCAACGGGAAGCGCCCATTGTCAACAGTAATTCTATATATCATCTTTCCCCTTCCTTTCTGCCGGGATTAGCCGCCCGGCCTCGGCTGGTTATTAGTACCTGCTCCTTATGTGCTTCCCTCGCATGTAATCTATCCGGGTACATTGCCTAAGTCTCTCGATAAGGCGCTCGTTTGCCTTCCTGGCTGCCTCCCTATCGCCGATGCCTCCGGCTGTGCTAATCCCGTACACAAAATCCAGCTTTCCTGTCCATCCACATATTTTTGCTATTTTGTTTATCGCTTCCTTTTCCGCCTGCATGGTATCTATCAGCCTTCCGGTATCATCGTCATGGTGCCAGATGCCAAAGGGGATAGAGCTCACTTTCAAATAATCAGTATCGTTATCCGGGATGCAAATGGGAATGATAACATACTCTATATTCATGCTATCCGCTCCTTTCTAAAAATCCTCAAGCAAAGCATTTGCCTTGATTCGGGATTCTTAACTTCCGGTTTTGCCCCCGCTTTCTCTTACGTTCTCCTGACTTTACGGAAACCACCTTATAGGCCAGGTGCGCCATGTACTCGCGGCTTACGGGTATAAAGAGCTAGAGATTTTAACTTTGCGGCTCCCCCTGTTCTTCGCCGGTGTCTCTCGAACCGCCCGAACCGTCCGGCCTATGATTAAATTATAAAGCAAGCAAGCAAGCAAGTCAAGCGAAATTTAAAACGGCTATAAACCTGCACGCTACCGGCATCCAAGCCACTTTCACCCCCAGGCTGTGAAAATGAGAACAAAGTTTTTTATAAAATAAACGCAAAAAGGGGACGGAGAAGAGCCTGCGAGCCTTAGAGCCATGCTGATTACAGAGGTTTGACAAAAGTCTGTAAAAAATAAGCTAAAGTCAATGTTATAATGGAACCATGGAGAGTTGCCGAGGGGCGGCATAACTTAATACATTCGAGCCTGGCGCGAGCCGGGCTTTTTATTTTGGAGGTTACAATGCATGTTCGCATTATTATCTCTGACGAAGAAAAACAGGAAGTAGCTGGAATTTGGGGTATGTCGCTAAATATACGGTTTCGCGTATTGGACATGTTTAAAGGCCCACTATACGACTACTATGTGATTTGGCTGCCCGACTACTCCACCACAGTTAGGT